CGCCTTCGGTAGTGCAGGAATATCCGACTGCTGACATGTTTGCTCTCCGCGTTAAGCGATCCTGATGAGGCCCGTTGTTCCGTCGTTAGTTGGCATACTTAACGTAAAGTCCGCGGCCGTGATCGACTGCGAGCTGAACGTATGCACGCTGACTTCATTCTTCGCGGTCGCGGTGTCGTTGTAGAGCACCGCCGCGTCGAAGGCGCCGCTGGAGGTCAGCGCTGTCCACGCGGCGCTCGCGCTCGGCGTCCAGTGCGCCGTTGTGCTGTCATTGGTCGGAGCGACGGCGTTCGTCAACGTCACGCCGCCCTGCGTGTAGTTGCCGGTGCCCGCCAGTTCGCCCGTGGTGTTGTAAACGGTGTCTGTCGCGTTTCGCGTTGCGGACGCGAGAAACAGCGCGAGCTTGAATACGTCCTTCGTCGTCACCGTTCGCACGCCGTTCGCGGCTTGCGCGCCGAAAGCGTGAGAGCCGTTGAGGATTTGCACCTTGAAGGCGGTCGTCATTGCCTGGGTATTCGCCATCTGTATCTCCTTTTACGAAAACATCGCAGCGACCGCCTCGGCCGCCACGTTCTTTTTCAGCGTAACGTGCGCTCCGCGCTTGACGATCTTCCCGTCGAGACGCCATTCCTGCCACACGGTATTCTCGACATCGTCATCAAATATTCCGGTCGAGTATTCGAGCAGGGATTCATCGAGCATCGCAGCAGCCTCGTCATCCGGCCAGCCGTTGCGCTTCAATTTCTGCGTGAGAATCTGTCCGCTCATTTCAGCCTCACCACTGGCCTATTGCTGCGCGCCTTTGGGTCATCGAAATCCCGACCGTCATCACCACGCTTGACCAGCATTATCCAATCGGCGCACCCGTAGGCCGGCTTCTCAGTCGTCGTGCGCTGGCAATGCCAGCTCGAGCCGCCCCAGGAAACTACATCGCCGCGCTCGTATTCGCCTTCGCGCCAGACCTCGCGGTAGTTAATCATATGTAATTTTATTGCGCGCTCTTTCACTACGTCGCCGCGCTGGAACTTGAGCGTAAGCGTGCGCCCATCTTCTGACAGCGACACATCAAAATCATCGAGCGAGAATCCGTCAGCGCCATCCTTCGGCCTCGGCATCGCAGCAACTATCTTGTCCGCAGCGTCACGGATCATCAAGACGATAGTGTCCGGGTGAACGCTCTCGCCATCCTTCGGCCTCGGTATCGCCGCAACGGCCTCGCTCACCATCAGCTTGATGGCCACCGGATCAACGTCCTTCGGCTTCGGAATCTCGGCAACCGCCTTGCATACCTCGGCAACAATGAACGGTGCTACATCCTCGACCGTGATGCTTTTTCCATCTGCAGGACGCGGAATGGCAGCGACCGCTTCAGCAACCAGTTTCGCAGTCACGGCAGGGTCTGCATCCGCGCCGTTCTTGGCCGGCGGTATCTGCGCAACAGCCCTCGCAATTTCCGCGCGCATCACCTCCGGGTCAGCGTCCTTGCCATCCTGCGGTGCCGGCAGCGCCTTCAGCCGCGCGTCCAGTTCCTCAATTCGCTTGTTGATCGCAGACTCGGAGCGCGCAACGAACGCTTGCGTAGCCTCGATCATCTGCTGCGCAAGGGCGTCAACGTCACGCATGTTTGGCTTCCAGTCCTTTTACGAACTTCGCCGCCAGCGCGGCTACGTCCATTTCCACGTTTCCAGGTGTATCCGGCACGTCCGATTCAGCGGCGTCCGTGGGCGCGCTGCGCTTGGCAAGCTGGCTCAACTGCCAGTTCTGCTGCTGGGCCATAGGTGACTCACCGCCATCGGCGGGCTTTAGATTGAGCTTTTGCCGAGCCTCATTCGGCGCGCGTATGCTGCCCTTTACGCTCTCCGCTAGCATCGTCATCTGCGCCACCTGATCCATGCGCAGTAGACCCTCCAGGTCGAACTCGGTGTAATAATTCGGCAAGAGCGCGAGACCTTCGTCCATACAGAGCTCTGCGGACTCGATCAGCGATTGAAGGCACTTTGTGTAATACATCAGGTTCAGCGCCTCGATCGTGCTGCCGGCCGGGACTGCGCCGCCGATCAAGAAATGTGGAACGTGGAAGCAATCGGCGCAATCGAATTTAGTCCATCCTAGTTGCTCGATCAGTTGCGACTGATCTGCGGGCCAGCCCATCGCTTCGTACTTGAGCCCGTTTCCAAGTACAGCAGTCCGCCCTTCGTTGCCGGAGCCGTAGTTCTGCTCCCAGCGCGCTTTCATGGCGATAGCATCCGGTTCACTGATGTTCCCCGGTGCGACCAATATGCCGGACGGCCGGCTCGCGTTCTGGAAAAAGGTCGTGCTGTTGTTCTGGATTTTCCTGCCCTGAGTGGCCGACAAAGCACAAGCATATAGAGGGGAAATACCGACTAGCGGATGCCACAGGCAATTCATGCGGTCGTGAATGATTTCGGAAGCGGGCACAGTCACCGTTTCCACAAGGCCGGATAGATGATCGGCCGATAGTTCGTAGTAAACGTCACCGCTCGTCGCCACCAAAGGCTTTACCCGTTGCGAGTCTAGGATATAGAGCTGCGTCACCATCCTACGTTGATCGCGGACCTTCAGGACGTAGGTATTGCCCCAGAGGAGCTTCGAGATAATCCACTGCGCCCAGAACTGAATCCTGTTTTGGAAGTGATTCGGCTTGCGTAAAACTGCCCAGAACGGCGACGTGTACGGCAACTCTGTGCAAATGCCGTCCTCGTCCTCTTCTACCAACTTCACGCGAAGCTTCGCAATGTCGCCAGCGATCAGCGTCAGAGGGGCGAACACTCCGGAGAAGGCAAGGACATCACGCGGGCCGTCTATCGTTACGTTGCGCTGAAACGCGCCGGGGAAGGATTCCCTGATTACGCTGAACCAGCCTCCGCCAGATGATGGAACGGCCACGAGCTGCTGCGCTTTGATACGCTTAAACTCGAAGCCGAAGATTCTCAAATTCGTTCCTTTGAATGAAAAACGGGCCAGCCCGAAGGCCAGCCCGTTGTTTCAGTTACCCGCCGACTTAGGCGTACAACGCTGCCTGGATGAACGCCGCAGCAGCGGTCCGGCGCTTGAGCCAGTTCACGTACCGCACCGCCTTGATCGCCCAGGATTGGGTCTGAAACATGCTCACAACCGACGTCGCCGCCGTGCCGCCGGTCGAAAGGTTCGTCGGGTTGTCCAGCATCTCGAATGATGCTTCGTTCGAGATCTGGATGTCCACGTCGCCATCGTCAGCGAGGAAAACCTCGTTGGCCAGTAGCAGGACGATCATGCTGCCAAATTGCGGCGAACCGGTAATCACCACGTTTGGCGAAACGATCACCGGAAGCCCTTGCCAGGTTCCGCCCTTGATGCTGATGCCCGGATACTGCTGGATTCCGTTCGTCGTCATCATCAGCGAGAGCTTCAGCGCGGAGGTCGGCGACATGATCCACACGCCAGACATCGGATCGAGGTTCGCGGCAATCGACGCTGCGAAAACAGCGGCCACGTCGGTCTTGATCGCGGCAGCGTCCGTCCCGGACGGCGTGATCGGCGTGACGCCGTAGAGCACGGAGGCCGGCTTCTCGTTCGTGATCCCGCCGTTGTTCGGGTCGATGAACGCAACGTCGATGACCTGCGCTACGGCTTTCCCGAGATCGTCCCGCACCATCAACTCGATGCTGGGAGACGAGAGCTTGAGTATCTCGTCGTCGTAAGCCGCCAACCCTGACAACTTGGTGATGCCGAGAGACAGGCTGCCGGTGGTGCCCTTCGACATCGGGATCGCCTTGCCCTGCCCGACCCAGTAGCCGGTCGTGCCGCCGGTCAACGAACTCACGCGCATGTTGAACGGAACGGGGCGCGTCCCGGTGACACGGCCCAAGATCGTCATCGGGCGCAGGAAGTCGATGAACTCGCTTTGCATGTTCTGCGCGTAGGCGAGTTCAGATGCCCAGCCAGCGGTCGTGGTATCCGCTGCCGGAATCGCCGTCATCAGCACCTTGTGGATCTCCGGCGTCTGGTCCATCCAGCGGCGATTTTGACTGAAGATATGCGCCGCCTCCTGCCGGTTGCCTTTCGCCAAGAATAGCGAAATCGCGGCGCGTGCAAAACGCACGCCCGGCTCGATATTCTGCCGCACGCTGATGATGCCGGTGTTGACCGGCGCTCGAACCTTCGTGCCCGCCTCCGGGTCGGCGCCTGCTGCCGGCGTGATGACGGTCGCCTTCGCCAGCACTTGCTTCTCCATCAGGCGCAGGTCCACCAACTCGGAATCGCAGGTGGTAATCTCGCCGGAAAGCGTGTCGAATTCCTGCTTCTCGGCTTCGTCCTTGCTGCGACCGGCTTCGATAGCCTTGTTCTGAATCGCCTCGCGCGCTGCGGCGGAGGCTTGGCGCTTTGCTTCCAGAGCGCCGATTTGTTCGGCAATGGTTCTCATGTTCTTTCCTTTGAGGTTTGACTGCGATCCCGAAGCGCCGGGAGGGGTTGCGCTCAACCGCACGACTGGCCTTGCCTTATCGCCGGACGCGGCGAGCAGGACCGATGCGGGGATTGAAGCGAGAATAGGTTGATCGTCTTGTGACCTCGCCCTCTTGTCGGCGAGCACCACGTCGGCAAAGCCGTTTGCCACGGCTTGCTCTGCGTTCATGTAGGTTTCTTTGCTCATCCACTCCAAGACTTGCGCGACAGACTTCTTGGAACGCGCGGCGTAAACCTTGGCAACGTCTTGGTCGAAAGAATCGAGGAGTTCGGCATATTTACGCATTTCTGCTTGATTCAATGAGCCGAACATCGCGTGAGAGCTGTGAATCATCATGCGCGACGCGCTGCGCATCTCGACGCGGTCCGCGGCCATCGCAATCAGCGATGCGACAGACGCAGCCAGAGATAAGACCTCAACAGTTACGGTAGCCGGATGGTCTCGCAGCATTTCGTATATCGCAATGCCTTCGGTTGCGACGCCGCCTGGGCTGTTCAGGTAAACGCGCAACGGAGCTTTCCCGGCCGCGTTCAATGTTGCTCGCACGCTCCGGTCTGTAACGTCCTCGCCGATTATCCCCATCATGTCGACGCGAACTTCCGCACTCGTAGGAGCGCGAGCCTCGATTGACTTGTCCCACAGCGTCAATGCGCTCGCCAGCGGTTGAAACTTGAGGGGCGCATACCTCGCGTCTACGCGAATGGCTGGTAGTTTCAATCTGCTCATGGCAGGCTCCAAAAGAAAAAGCCCGCCGAAGCGGGCTTGGAACGGTGGCGAAAAGGGTGCTGGCGCTATATAGCGTTTTGAGCTATCATTCGGTTATGCCAAACCGACAATCAGCAAAAGTAACGCGCGCTCTAAAGCTCGTCGCTAGGGGCGCGACCCCTTACGCGGCAGCGAAGAAAGTCGGCATTGCGTTATCGACGATCTATCGCGCTCTTAAACGGCAACGTGAATCGAAATGAAGCAATGCACTAAATGCGCCGAAGAAAAACCTTTAGCGCAGTTCCATAAACACGGCAGCGGGCTTCGCGCGCAGTGCAAGATTTGCGTTCGAGCGAGGAACCTAGAGCGTTACCACGCGTTCCTGAAGAACGATCCCGCGTCTAAGGCACAGCGCCGTAAGTACAGCATGGAGTGGCACAAGGACAACAAAGAGCGTGCGAACAAACGAGTCGCCTCGGACCACAAAGCGCAAAGACTGACCTGTCTAGCACATTACGGCAAAATTTGCGCGTGTTGCGGCGAATCGCGATACGAATTCCTATCCATAGACCATACGCACGGCGGCGGGTCGCGGCATCGAAAATCTGGCGTGAGCAAGATTTGCCGGTGGCTTATCAAGAATGGGTTCCCCGATGGGTTCCGCGTCTTGTGCCACAACTGCAATCAGGCCATTGGGCATTACGGTATCTGCCCGCACGTCAAACAAATAACAGCTGTGGTTTCTTTGGAGCCTCAGGCGCAGACGGCATCACACCAATAGCCATGGCCAAGGCTGTCATTCCGTCGATACGCCCGCGCGCGCGCTGCTTGTCAAACTTGCGTGCCCCAGATTCGCCAGTCACCTTTGCGTTGTCTGAGCACATATTCAGAATCGGGTGGTTGCCGTGTCGCAGTTGGGCATTGAGCAGTTTCACTTCCAAGTCCCGCAGTGCCGGAGTCATGCTGGCGGTTCCCTGCCCGAACTCTATAAACTTCTCAAGCTCTGAGTCACTAAACCCGGCCTTCACCAGCCACGGCTTGAGAAACTTCATGTTGTAGCGATCAAAGCCCAGCGCCTGAACGTCATGGGTATCGAAGAACCCGCGCAGGAACTCGGCGACCATTTCGTATTCTATCGCCTTCCCCGGCGTCGCAATCAAAAACCCCTGCTTCTCCCAAAAGTCATAAGGCACCTTGTCCTTGCGGGATTTTTCCGCAAGCCCCGACCTAGGAAGCCAGAACGTTGGATGCACGCCTCCGGTATCGTCTACGCCAATAAATGCCGTCAGATCGTTTACGGCGGACAAGTCCAGACCGCAGAACATCTTTCGCCCTTTGGGGTCTCCTGGCGCCCCGCCGTTGGCCTGCCACACCGAACGAGCAACGAACGGACTTACCTTCTCGACGCGCTGATTCAGGATTAGGTTGCGAAACTCCGGCTCATTGGCCGGCATCGCTATCGCCTGCTTTGCCTGCTTCTCCACATCGTCCATTGAGCGGAATACACCGAGCGCAGGATTCGCAGCAACCCATGCGGCCTTGTCGTCCATCGCGCAATCCTCCGGCGCCGCGTAGACATGGCAGACAACACGGGGATCTGGCGCACTCTTCTGGGAGTCTATCCACGTAGAGAACAGGTCGGCGTCGGTTGGCGCCTGGGTGCTGATGGCAACCATCAGGGGATTGGTATAGGCTCCCTGCGCCGTGGTTATGGCCGAGATGAACTTATCCGTCGGCCCAATAACCTGCCCCACTTCATCAAGGATTGCCAAGATCGGCGACAATCCATGCGCCGTCTTGCCTTCCGCCGCCAACGCTCGATATAGAACGTTTCGAGCCAACCCTATCAATCGCTTCCCGCTAGGCTGGACGCGGACCAAGCGGGACAGCTCGGGGTTCAGCTCAATGATCTTTCGGGCAAGCTCAAAAATGACCGCGGCTTGGTCCTTCGACTGCGCCCCGCTCACAATCTGCGAATTCTGCAC